CTCGTGCGCCAAAATCCTTTGGCAAACGCCAATCTAAGGCCTGGGGGTTACAATCAACCCCAGGCCCACCACGGCACGGCCATAAGGCCGCGTCTCCTCCGACCCTTTTGGGCCGGCTCAGAGGCTACATCCAGTACGGTAACGAGTGGCAAGATCCATTGTCGTTGACGAAGGATCTTATCTGCTTTTACCCAAATACCACCATCGGGGACTTCAATGTACCCGTCCGGTGGCGTGAGGGATAGAACAGGACACTCAAATGTTTCCCAACCGTCTCGCGACGTGCGGGGTTCACATTCGGCGAATGTGCCAATAAAGGCATCATCGCCATACCCATCTGGAAGACTAGGTTTCCGCCACCTGGCAGGTGCCAGATAACGGAGATCGCGAAGCAACTTCTTCACAGCGGAGTATTCAGCCGGAGTGAGAAGTGCATCGGCTCGTCGCAACCACCTCCACAAGTTATTGTGGAGGAGAAACAGGTCGCTAAGAGTAGTCACAGGCCTTTTTATGTAAAAAGGAGAAATGTCACACCCGTTAAAGTAATGCTTACCGCACGACTCACGGAAGGGACCGTCAACGAAGCTTTTATCCAAGTTGGGGATAAACCCGCAGAACTCGGACAGCTCCATAAACGGCGCGGCGGCGTGTTGTGGTAAAATCACGTCGTCGCCATAAACCCTAATGTGACAGTGCTCTGATGGAGGGACACACGCAGCGGCCAGAGCCCAAAATATCAGGGACTCTAGCTCAAACGTAAATCCATTCCCCATCGATGACACCTTAGAGTACCGGTGTAAAACAGCCGGACCTTCGGGGTCATCAACGGGCTCCACCATTCCAAACTCACTCCGCATCGACGCGATCAGATCGCACCAATTAGGAGGTAGCAGGCAACTAACAATCCCCTGGGACACGAGGTCCGAGGCCATCGAGAAGTCAATGGTCGCATTCGTGAGATCACGAGCGGCCACTTGGTTAAGGCGCTGATCGTCCAGATCAACGCCTACCTTCTTTAGACGGCGCCGAATCACCGCTCCGAGCCCCTTCTGAACGTACATGTTCAGGTCTGGCTCAATAGCGATGACGCGGTCGGTCTTGTAGTTCTTTGGCACCGTGGTAACTCTGTTCCCGAATACCGTTCGCAACGGTACGGATCCGTCTTCGCCAAGGGCGAACATGCGTTTCCACATGGGTTGGGCCAAAATAGCGGCCTGTCCAACGGGCAGAGCATTAGGCGTAACCTCGACGTCAGTCGAGTATTTGTAGACTGCATCACCCGAGGACCGCGGTAACCTGGTTGTTGCTCCAGGGCCGTGGCCAAAACCTCGTGCGATCTCCTCCAGCGGAACTTCTGGACCTAGGAGTTTAAGGATTAACTCCCGGGCGACCTTCAACCGCGGTTCAATGCGGTCAAGGAGGTCGATTGGCTGAGAAAACCGCCAATTCATCCAGTAACAACGTTCCTCCGCAGTCCAGAACTTAACCATGGCAGCCGCTTTTCGCTGCTCGCCACCGGTTCCTGGGTCGTACTTACTCAGTATATGACTAAGGAGTAGCGACTTCAGGGCTCGACTGGTACTACCAGTAAAGTCCGGTTCGGTTGAGCCTGGTTTCCCGCATTTGCGATCGCACTGCCATTGGATGGCGGCGCGGAGCTTCTCTTCGAAACTACGAAGGGAGAATGCGAGATGAGGTACAGTACGCTTGCCACCCCTAGAAGGGCGAACACGCTGGCTAGCCATAGGCTTACTCCAATGAGAAGGGAGCTGAAGTTAATCGCTCCCACTGACCCCAGGACTGTAGTCCTGGAGCGCTGCACCCCCAGGATTAGGGGTGCTCGTCGCCGCGTGGGCATACCTCACTCCATCAGGAGAGAGGCGCCACGTCGATGTTCTGGGCCTTCACATCAGCGTTCGAAAGAGCGTTGACGATGAGGCCATAGAACGCCTGGCGCTGCGCGTGGGTCAGGGACTGTGCATAGTTAATCTGCACAGTAGCCGTACTCGTGGAGTCCACCTTGGTGATGCCGTCGACTGTAGCTTCGACTGGGAACAGGAAGGTAAGACGCACGGTGTTAGCACTGTTCTTCTTCACGCCGATGTTCGCACTGTGGGCGATTTCCTTCTGCCCTTGAACCAGTGCGGCTGACGACGTGCGGAAGCGGGATCGCGTACCATCACGATCCTGCACCGCGAAGGCGAGTGCGGCGGGGGTGTCAGCTCCGTCATTGACGGTCAGGCTGTTAACCTGGGCCATGTTATACTCCGTTGTTAGTGTTATACAGCTAATAGCGCAAATAACGAGGAGGTTCCCCGCCACGCGCAAGGGTGGTCGCTAAAAGTGACAAGCCTTTAGCTGCATGATCGACACTCAGAGGATTCTTGAAAGGAATCCCAACCATCGGCAAGCTCGACCTCAATTTCCGGCGAAGCTTGAACGTCTCAAGACGTCCAGCGACCGAAGAGGTAAACTTGTACGAGGAAGAGTCTTTCTGAGTACCGGAGTACGTAGTGTTCTCCCGAAGATACTGGGAGGCACTACATTGCCAGTCGGTATAGTACTTGGATGTGTTAATGGCCCGGAGCCAGTCCCCAACGGGGAAGGCCCAGTCATACACAAAAGACCAGGGGGTGAGCTCCCAAGCTGTGGACAAAGGATCGTCCAAGCCCAAGGCCCAAGCCAGGTCCTGCTCCCGCGTCAAATTACGACGGGTGGCAGAAATCCAAACTTTAGTACTATCCGTCCAGGCAGAGTCAGCAAATACCCAGAGGTTCCCGCCAAGGTCAATAACCTTGGTACGGGTATCTGAGACGCTGGCTTTGCCTTTGACGCGGACACGGCTGTCCTCGGCTGGCCGCCGAGTAGCAGCCTGCACCATACCTGCGATATCTTGCAGGGTGGGCTTAACGGCGTAGTGATACGTTAAATAAGTATCAACCACGCTTTGAGGCCCCGGTAAACGGTGCACCACGTCAGGCTTAAGTCGATCGAGGAAACCACGCAGGTCACGTTTCCGTAACAAACGTAGCGTGTCCACCGCGAGGTGGGCCACGTCTCCGAGCAACTGAGCCGTCTTATCACACTCCGCAAAGAACGCACCGAGGTCCACATCCTTCGTATCGAGGGACGATAGGGCTTTAAGGTACGCTCGGTCTTCAAGATCCACCGAGAAGTCGAAGGCATCGTCATTGCGGTATCGTACAGAGGCGATATTGGGATCACCCAGATATCCACCACTGTGCGCCCCGCTATACGAATACTTAAACGACCCTCCATGAGGCTCGAGAGACCAGTTACCGCGGATTCCAGTGAAAGTATGCTTACGCAACTCGTAGGGAGTTTCATCAAGAAACTTCGGCTTAGGCCTGCGAAGGCCTTTGCGATACGAAATAACGGCAGGCCAGGATGAATCCTGGGTATAAGTACCGGTCTGATCACCTGATTTGACAAGGGTGATCGTACCAGAACCAGGTACAGACGAATTGTCATATACCACCGTTCCTTCCGTCGTAGGCATCTTGAGCTCCACTTCACTGTATGTGCTAAGGCACGTGAGCTACCGAGCTCACGCGTTGTACTTTTACTGATAGACCCCACCGACGCGACGAAGCGACGGCATCCGGTTTCACATTCGAGGCCCAAAGTACCGGGCCCGTGCTCCCCACGGATGATGACTAACGTTGTCAAGAGGTCCAATCAGCAGCAGCGGTTTTACTACGCTGCTTTACCTGCGCAATATCTGGCTCCGAGAGGATTCCAGATCACAAGTGTAGTATCCCACACCTGCTTCGGCAGGGCGGCTCCGGGAGGAACCGCATAGGAGGACCGGTAAAACGGTC